TCCGGTGAGGAACGATTCGGTCATTTCTGCCTTGAGTCCTTGCTCGATTGCGAGTTGATTTTCGGTCATCCACTCTTCGGCAACATACTCAAGGTATGCATCAACTCTAGTAGTAAGTTCTTCCTTAATAACGGAAACTTCTTCTTCTAAAGTTGCCTCATATTGTGCTTTCAGTTCTTCTTGAACTGTAGCAACTTTTGCCTTGATAGCAGTTTCAAAAATGGTACGTGCTTTCTCTTGGAAATCTTCGGAGAGTTCTTCACCAGCAAGCAGTGCCTCAACATCTTCTTCGACGTTGTATTCTGCTTCGGGTGCTTCTTCTTCCTCTGCAACAACTTCTGCTTCTTCTGTAGTTTCTTCTTCAGAAACTACCTCTTCGGCAGATGCAGTGGTTTCTTCCTCTTCGACTACTTCACCTTCGACTTCTTCCTCTTCCTTCATACCCTTAGGCATGGGTTCGGCAGGTTTAGCACCTCTGTTCACAATGTCTTTGACAGTTGCGATCTTAGGTTCTGCTAACTTTGCAGAATCGTCGTCTGTTTTGTAATTTTCTGGGGTTGGGCCACCGAGATCCTCTACAGCAGGCTGTCCGGGAGTTGAAAGGGACAGTTTTTGCATTGGTTCAGCTGCAGCAGCGCCTTTGGTTACTACGTTTTCCATTTCTTGTAAATTGCTACCAACGGACATTTGATTAGATATGTTTGTATTAATCTATATTTATTTATAAATTAAAGATTTGATAAGAAATCATTGAATAAGCTTAGTTTATGCTCTTCAAGGGTTTTTTGGTCAACCAGAGTGTTAATTCTTCTCTGAGTTTTTTCTGCGAGTTGTTCACGAAGGATTCCACCTTCCCAAACCCACTCTTTTCCTTCCATAATTCCTGATACAAAAGCATCGGGAGCAGAAGGATCGGCAACGATATCAGCAGCAGTTGCTAACATGAAATCTTCACCAACAACTCTTACACCGTTTTTATCTTCTTTTAATGATCCAATACCACGAGAAGAAACTCCAAGCATTACACCCTCATCAAGAAGTGAAGATGCAATCTTGCCCATGGGTGTATTAAGAATTTGTGCCTTACCTCTAAAATTATTTCCCTCTTGAGTGAGAGATGTAATTTTATGAGAAACACGATCAAGGTTTACGGTAGGTCCATCAGGATGACCGAGTTCTCCGAGAGCACGACCCTTTTGAACAAAGGTTTCGTTGTATCTACCAACTTCCTTGGAAAGAGTTTCCATAGGATACATTCTTCCATTGCGATTTTTTAAATTGCCTTGGAGAAATACACCCTCAATATAAAGTTTCTTTCCAGAACCTTTACCTTCGGTAATGATTTTTACGTTTGAAATTTCTTCGGTGATAAGTTTCATTGTCTATCCTGTAAATCCTACTTTTGTACCAAGTACACTGGCACCATTTGTGAAAATATGATCTTGAGCACCTTTTTCAAAAAATTCAATATGATTAGCGTGCATGGTGCAGGTTGCGGTATTTGCATATCCAGATGTGGTGCTCTTAGCAACACTGATCACTCTGTCTGCACCACTATCATTGAAAACTCTAACAACAGTAGCGTTGTCAAAGTTACTTCCATTGTTGGCACCGTTACCAAGTGCTACTTCTGTACCAATTAAAAGAGTTCTTACTGGCATTATTCCTCCCCTTGATCCTCTTGAGTTTCTGGTTCATCAAACATGGATGTACCTACCGTTGGTCTAATGCCATCAATACGTTCTGCTGCTTTTGCATACAATACGTCTTTAATTTTGTCACTAATATCGGAAGCTGATTCATCAGCACCAATTAAATTTACAATTTCTTCCATGAAAGTTTATAATAACTATATTTTCTATTTATATCTCAGCAGCTTTGCCGTCAGCATCAGTAATTCCACCATTAATTTCTGGTTCCATTGGAACATCACCCATCAATCCTTGCTCACCTTCTTGTGGTAATGGTTCTCCAGTGATAGGATCTACGGCACTTGGATCGGGAATAATACCATCTTTAATTTCCTGTTCAATTTGTTCATCCATTTCAATCTGTTCAGAATCAGTTTGACGAAGTACCTTACTACGAACCCATTGGGTTGAATAATACTTGCCAATATAAGGTTCTATTGTTGCGAGAACACCAAGTCTCTCATTCAACATTTCAGTTTCTTTAAGTTCTGAGAACTGATTATCATACAGGAAGTCATATTGAATATGATCAGAAATTTTATCCCAATCTTCAGGTGATACAATATTCTTAAGAATTAATTGAGTCTTCAACATATCATTGAACATCTGAGCAAATCTCTTTCTCAGACGACCAACAAACTTAGCAAACTTTAATTCATCACGCAGAATTTCGGAAGAACGACCAAGATTGAAACCACCATCGGCAGCAATTCTAGATTCTGGAACTCCGAGTGCTCTATAAAGTTTCTTTTGAAAATATTCAATATCGGCAAGTTCTCCTAAGTTCTGTCCACCAGGAAGTGTAGAAATTTCAGTTCCTCTACCACCTTCTCTTCTAGGAAGCCAGAAGTCTTCCATCATGGACATAAATTTGCGATCATCACGAATCTCTCCAGTATTCGCATCATAAACTTGCTTGTTACGATAACGCATCATAACATCACGAAGATATTGCTCCGCCTTTACCTTAGGAAGATTGCCAACATCAATATAAAAAATACGACGTTCTGGTGCTCTTGATAACCTATAAATTACCAGAGAATCCTCAATCATTCTAAGTTGATTGAGTGCCTTAATTGCTTTGTGAAGATATGAAAGAACAGTTCCCTTATTTCTATCTACAAGACCTGAAGTACAATAGGTAATTGCATCTTTTGCAATTTTAGTTCCTTTACCACCACTACCACTTGATAAGTTATTAGTTGGATATTGTGGTTTTGGTGTATAAACAAAATACTCCTCAATCTCTGGAGCAATTCCATTTTTAGATTCATCACGACCAGGAATATTTGGTCCAATAAGATTTCTATCTTTTTTCTTCTCTTGTCTTACAAACCTCATTTTCATGGGGTCAATATACCTCAGTTCCTTAATACCCTCCTGAGGTTTTTTTAGATCAATTACTTTGTGATAATAAAGTCTTCCATCAATATACCAATTTCTAAAAATTTCGTGAGACTTCTTATCAAAATCTAAAATTTCTTTGATGTATTTAAATTCTTGTCTGATTGCTTTTTTTAATTTATCAGTTGCATTAAGATTAGAAAGTTCAATCTCAATTGGAGAATCATAAAGATCACTGACGATTGCTTCATTTACAACGTCTTCTATTGCCCCATCCGCTTCGGGATGAAGTGACATTTCTCTATATCTTTTAATTAAGTCAAATTCTGTTCTATATTGACCTTCAATATCTACATACGAACCATAAAATCCACTACTAATATAGTTATCAACCCCGTCCTCGTTATTTTCGGGGACGGGGGAAACTATAGTCTTGGATTTTTTCTCGTTATCCTCAATAGAAAAACCAAAAAGTTTTGCCATATTATAAACTTGCTTAGACTGTTATTTTACTATTTAGCTGATGCTTTCACCACCAGATTCTGGAGCATTACCTTTGATTGCTTCATAGAAATGAACCTGCATCTCAACAGTAAACTCCTGAATGGTATCAGTAGTTTCATAACTTAAATCAATTGCAGAAATGTTAGTTGGGAAAACATCCTTAAAAATATATCTTCTAAGGGTTCCACCATCACGATTCAATTGATTAACTTTTGCATCCACTTGATAAAGTGCTGGATCAGTTTCACCAGTAGCATTATCCAGTTTGTTGATGGTATTCATCCACTTTTCAAATGCAGATCTGATAGAGAATGAAGTATCATTGAGAACTGTGATTGTCCAGGTTTCGAATGTTCTGTCACCTGCAATCTTCAGGATTCTTCCTCTAAAAGGAATATCAATAGGTGCAATTGTAGAAGCAGGTAAGTTTGCTGCCTTTACTAAAAATCTTGCATTATCGAGAACTTCATTTTCATCCTGAACTCCAACGATTGAGGGGAACGTAAGTTCCACCTCAAATAGATTAGGTCTTGCACCACCACCCTTTAACTTACTTTTGAAGTCGGTGATAGTTCTTAGTGGTAAAGTATTTACCTGTTGACGATTTGCCATTGTTTCTTATACCTCTAAATTAAACG